CTTTTTAAACTTGCAAAATCCTCGTGATCCCATAACCTTTTGTATGGTTTAAATGCTTCATTTTGGACACTTGTACTTTGTCTGTAACCTAATTGTTTTCTCCATTTTTCAAAAGCATCTTGAACATCAGAATCTAAAATTGGTTTAGATTTATTTCTCGGATTCCATTTTGCCCAATTATTTTGTTTATGTGCCATATGACCAATCTCGTGAACTAATACTCTGTTTATTGCAACTTTAGTATTATAATCTCTTATGTTAATTGTAATACCTTCTTGATTTGCTTTTGATCTACCCCTTCTTAAAAATTTAACACTTATTGGTTTGTTTAACAATTTTGTTATCTCCATTGCTTTATCATCAATCTCATAGCCTTGTTTTTTAAGATCATCTATTGCTGATGGATAAAAGTTTGGTTTTCCTTCTTGCACGACTTGTTGTCTTGGAACTCTAACTGGCATAGGTTCTATTCTTTGTGGTACTGAACCCTGTATAATTTCTTCTTTAGGGAATGGTGCGTTGGTACATCTACAATTAATAACATTTGCAGCACTTCCTGAACTATCACCTGGATAACTTAATTCCTCACCACCAACCATAAACTTTTTATCCATATCGACTATTTGTCCATTGGCTTGTATGTGATCTATTCTTGTTCTATTGTCAAAGGTTGCAATCCATTCTTTTTGAAGATTATCTTTGCCAAATACATCGGTAGCACTTTGATTCGTAGCATAATTAGCTGCATTAACACTTTCTGTTCTAACAATTCGCTTTGCATTGTTTACAGACATATCCTTAAACTTCTTTCTTAATATTCTTCCTGCTTGTACCTCATTCATTGATTGAAAGTCAGGATCTGCCATATATCTTTTTAATGTCTTTATTAATTCTTTTTTACGATTACCACCCAAACTAACAACTCTTGCACCTGCTACTTGACTTCCTATATATGCGAACTTTTCACTCCATATATCTTCATATTCTATATGAGTGTTTTTAGTTATATATTTTTCAAAGTTTTGAGCATACCACTTGGCAAACTTATTTCCAACCTCTTGGTAAAGTTCAACATAAAGATTTATTAGGTCGCTATCCTTAAATTTAAATTGCAAGTCAGGTATTTGTTTATTAGCTTTTAAAAACTCATCAATTATTTGATTGTTTTCACCCACAAGATATTTTGTCCATTTCTTGTCTTGTTTCGCTTCTTCAATATCTAATTGATTAAGCCAATCCTTATGGTAGGTTTTTTTGAATTTTTTAGTCAGCATTTTGAGAAATCCTTTTAGCCCAAGAAATCATTGCTTTACCACCCCAAAGATTATAAGCAACATACCCTTTGTCTTTATAAGGTTCGTTTCTGTATTCTTCAGATATTTTTGCATTATCCTCGTGTCTTGCTAAAAAGCTATTAATTCTTTTTACTGTATCAAGTGATATTGGTTCTCTATTAGCTAATTGATTTGCTCGTTTCCAACCAACCTCTGTACCACCCTTAACAACATCACGACCATATTTCTCTCTCCACTCTAACATTCTTTTAGCATTGTTAGTAGCACCTTGTGGATAATCATTATAGCTTTCAGCTTTAGTTATTGATTTCTTACTTGACATTGGGTGTCCACTTGGTAAAAGGTCAGTATCGTGTTTTCCACTTCTGAATTTACCATTACGAAGTACATAAAGGAATGAGTTCACTCTTGCATAAGCCCATTGATCTTCACTTGTTACACTTGGTCTTACCGATGATGGATTACTTCTATATGCACCAACACCACGATTAAATACAGTTTGTAATGTTCTATACGAAGTTCTTTTTGATTTATCATCACCAACTTTTTCATTGTGTTCCTCTACTTTGTTTTTTAGACCAGTTTCAACGGCACTACCAGGTTTAACTGGTTTATCAATATATTCATCTTTAACATCTTGTCCAATAATTGCAATATAATCTTCGTGTGATGCACACGGCATATAAACTGTATTGCCATTGTCATCGTGTGAATGAACACCTGAACAACCAATCGCTTCTGCTCTCTCACTTGCTTCTGTTTCACTTGTGTAAACATCTCGCCTAACTTCTCTTTTAACATTTAGTAATTCATCATAATTAACTTTAACACTTTTAAAGTCATCAGCAATCACCTCATCTTGTAAAGGAACAAGATTCATTGGAATATAGTAATCGTTAAGTTTTTCGTTATCAGCTTCAACACCATAACTCATTGCTTGTCTTTTCTCGTTTGGAGTAAGCCACCAAGCACTTGACATTTGGTTTACTACTTTATCCATTTCTTCTTGCATTTCAGAAATACTTGTGTAATCAAAGTCAATGTATAAGTTTTCGCCATAAGCAGGGACTAACCATCTGTTTAATTCATCTTTGATTTTATTTAATTCAGGTATAACTGCATTTTGATACAATGTCTTTTTAGCTTCTACCATATTATTGTAAGTAGAAGATTCAGTGTTGTTTAGTAATTGAGCAGGAACAGAATAAATATTACATAAATCCTTAATACTTGCATTATATTGTTCTATTAAAGATAAATCTGATGCAGACATTCCAAAGTTGATCCAAGATAATTTCTTTGGTGTTATTACAATATCACCTGCACTATTAGAACCTTGATAGTTTTGTCTAAACTTCTCTTTTAATTGTTGTGCTTGAACTTCATTAATGTCCCCCTCATCACTCATAAGTACACCTCTTGCAGTTTGATTTTGTAAATACTTCGCACCAGTTGTCACTGCTTCATTATTTGTATCTAACGATCTTAAACCTGCTTTAAGTGGTGACATTCCATACAAATGACTACCAGTTCCATCATAATAAGGGTTAAAATCTTTAATATGGCAAATATCCTCTGCTGCCATCTTGTATTGTCCATTATATTCTAATGAGTATGATTTAACTGGTTCAAATATCCCACCACTATTAATCTCTACTTTTTGACTTGGCAATACATATAATTCTTTGAATTTACCTTGATTAGCACCTGTTTCAGGTTTTAAACCATAGATGTAACGATTACCAGTTAATTTACCAAATGCAATTATCTCTTGAATCCAAGCATTATATGATTGTGCAGGATTAGGTCTTGAAAGTAATTCGTGTAATTCAGTATCTGCTACTTCCGACAAAGCGTGTTTTCTTAACACCTCTGCTTTGTGTAATGCAGAACCATTAGCGATACCACTTGTCATAGCTTTATATCTCTTTAACTCATTCTCGTTTTTAATCTCATATACTTGAAATGGAATTGTCGCTGCAGTTTTAGCTATAAGATTTACAATAGAATAAATGGTTGTATTGTATTGATACCCCTTTTCGATGTATGTACTATCGTTTTCAGGATTCCAAATAATACTATTTCCTATGTAGTTATATATTGCTCTGTTAAACTCTGCATTAGTTTGTTGAAAATTTTTTGATATGAGTTTCTGAAATCTTGATAATATTGATGCCATCGAATAACTTTTATTTTACAAAAATACTAATTAAATTACAAAAAAGTTTTCTTTCTTACCAAAGGAGGAATAAACGGCATAACGAATAGAATCCATTAAGTGATTTTCTTTGTCTTGTGGCTTATTTATTATCGTTCCATCTTTTAATTGTTCCCAATAATAGCTTTGATATTCTCTTAATATATTCTTTGATTCATTACTAACAAATATATCATACTCTTTTAGTTTAGATATTCCTGCATTTATACTTCCTTGACCTTTGGTTGCAGGTTTTATATATAATCCCAATCTTCTCATTTCCTCAATGGATTTAGGTTCAGCAGAATCAGCATAAGTAATTACCTCGCCATACCCTTTAGCTTTGAGTATATCTACAATATCGCTATTAGTTAAACCCTTTTGATATAATATCTCGTGCAAGTACACCCTATCGTGCTTTTTAAAGACAAGAACACAAGCAGTTGGATCATTACTATATCCATAGTCAATTCCTACAATACCTTCTACTTCTAAATCAAATTCAGGAAACTCATCGTAATCAATGAATGTCCAGTTGTTAAATATTTGTCTTGCACTAAAGATTGCTTTTAATCCCTCACCATATACTCTCCAGTAATCAGGATCACGAAGTTTCATTCTTTCTATTTCATTTACGAGTTCTTTAGATAAGAAATTATTGTCCTTGTAAGTTGTTACCCAAGTATCACAATCATCTCTTGGTATTAGGTCGCTATATATCCAATGGATAGGATCTGATGGGTTAAAATCAACAATTACCATATCGGTTGTTCTCATATTGATTTGTCTAAAGTCCTCTATGTTTAATTCATTGCCCTCATTTAAGAAAGCTATATTTCTTTTTCGACCACGAATCTTTTGAGGTTCATCTACTGATAAGAACTCAATTAAATGATTATTGTATTTGAAAGTGTTATCAGCTTTATTGTGAACTCCTGAATAATATATTCCAGTTTCTTGTAGCACTATCATTATATCCCTCATTACACTTCCTCTTAATGCAGGTAATGTTTTACGGACAATAGATATTGTCAAAGGTTTCTCTGATGTTGTAATAAGATAAACCAGGTATTGACAAACGGCTACTGTTTTTCCTGACCTTGTTCCTCCTTGATGGACTTTAAATCTTTTTTCTGATCTAATAAGGTCGTAGAATTGTCTATTGCATCTTTGTTCAACTTTCTTGGTGGTGTCCATTCTATAATGGTTGATTTAATTTGATTGTCGTGAATTATCTCTTGCCTTTCAACATAACCACGTTTTTTCCCTTTTGTCTTTAAAAGAAAGATTGTAGCAGTTGTATTGCCCTCACTTATTTGTTTGTGTAGTTGTGATTCAGCAAAATCAAGTGCAATGTTCTCAACATCTTTTACTTGCTTTGCAAACTCCTCATCTTCTTTTAGATACTTGTAAAAGGTGGTTCTATTGATTCCAACTTTTCTACAAGTAGTTGTAACAACTCCCAATGATTTTTCTAATGCTTCAAGAATTGCTTTTTTAGTGTGTTGCTTTTTGTTTGTTTTCACTTTACAAAAATACATAAAAAAACCCCACTTAAACAAGCAGGGTTAAAACCAGGAATCATAACTTCCTATTATCTTTCACAGTTTATGTCGGAAAGTGGTTTTATTCGACACTATATTTTTTAATTCTTTGAATCCACTTGGTAATATCATTTTTGGTTTGCCAACCTGAAACATTACCAAACTCATCAGAAAATATATTCAATGACATAAGTTCATTGAAACTATCTAATATAGCGATTTCAAAATCTACTATACCATCTCCGTAGAAACCATCACCACCTACAACAGATAATGTTAGCCCATTGTCAAAAGTATATTTTGATCTTTTTTCTCCAAACATTCCAGTTTTGAATGTTAGTTCCTCAAATGTATTAACATCTACAGGTTCGTTATTTTTAATTTTATTTACTTCTCTTAATAATTTTTCAATACTCATCTTTTTTATTTTTAGTTTAGTGGGGGTGATTTTCACCCCCTTGATTTAAAACAATGATTAAGGGTTAATTAATCAATAATTACTGAATGTTCAAATTCTCTTAACCATTTACTTGGTTGATGTTCAACTCTAATATCTTCTAATCTTATAGATGCAGTTCTAACACAAGTATTTATAAATTTGTTTACTACTTTTTGTGCTACACCTAAAACTTGACACATTAATTTAAACTCATCTAAATCTGTTATTTCCACAAAGGGTTCAAATTCATCTGTATCGTTTATTTCAAAAGAGTGAATAGTGCAATGGTTCATCACACCCTCTAATTTAAAGTGGCAAAAGAAAGTAACTTCTTTGTTTTCTATATCTGTTTCAATACTAAATTTTGTTTTTTTCATTTTAATTGTTTTAATTGTTTTTAATAATACTCAAATATAAAGTATATTTTACAATATAAAAAATATTTTATGTAAATAATTAGTAAATAATTGCTAACTAATTGATAATCAACAAGAAAAATTTTAATTTTATTCTACTGAAGTGTAGTAATTTATGTTGATTATTACGAAAAAAAAGATT